GGACCTAAATCGGCAGCATCAAACCGGGATTTATCAAACCACGCAGGAACGTTACCGTCAGAATCAAACCACGCAGGGAAGAACGAAGAACTAAATGCCCCTAATGGAATGCGCTTATCCAGTTTATTGTCTATAGTCACATCAGACGGCATCTTCCGCCCGGTAGCCTCCAGCGTGCCGCCGTTGTTGATGACCTCGATAGCAAGTGCGCTATCGTCTGGACTGCGGTAATACGTGGTCGACCCCTCAGGGATATTCGCGATATCAGCCTGAGCGGCGGCCAAAGTCATATACTGCCGGCTTAGGGGGATCAGGTTCTGTCGAGTTTCCTCTACGACTGCAGCACCATCAGCCGCCATTTGATCGCGCTGGTCGTCAGCTTTTTTTTGCATGCCAGCCATTGTATCGCGTTCAATTCCGGTCCTGGTGATCACTGTTAATCCTGTAGAATTAACAAACCCGTCAATAGTGGCATTATTATCCCAAGCGTCAGGCATGGCAGAGGACGGGACTGGATTACCCGTATTATATTCGTCAACCATTTTTTACCTCAAATTATACGGTTAGTTCGGGCCAGTCGATATCCGGGGCTGTGTTTGTTTCGACAGCAGAAAGTGCATCAATATAATCAATAACAGTATTTAACTTATTCTCTTCGGATTCTGATAATTGTCTTCCGGCCTGAAGTTTTAACTGGATAAAGCTGATTGACTGCAGTGAAGTAGAAATTAGTGAATTTCTTTTATTTTCAGCAGTTGTAATTAGTTCTTCTTTAGTTGGTTCTGGCAATTTAATCCATGCAGGTCGGCCATATTCATTCCCTAAAGCCATTCCTGAAGGTGGGTTATTTTTCCAGAATGTTGATGCTTCTTCGTCTGTTGCTTCTATAGCATCAGCGGGCCACTTACTTTCTGTATATGTGCCATCTGTTTTCCACTCTGCAGGAATGAAGGCATTAAGCGAAGGTGAAAAATAAGCTTTTGTCATGTCAGAATCCTATTGCGACCCAGTTGAAACTATCCAGATTGCTGGTTGTACCGGAGGTCCACCCGTAGAGGTTCGTTGCCGTATTAGTCAGGTTTGAAAAAGTGATAAACCTCGCAGCAACGTCAGAGTTTTTCACCGGGATAAACGCCAGTGCGGCATTTGGAAAAGGCGTAGGGAACGTAACCGCTCCTGTCGGTGAGTTTATGATTGCGGAACCAAACTGAATGATCAGCCCGCCAGGCACATCCGGGATACGGATAAAATCGTTAGCGGCGAATGTTCGCTTAGGAAACGCGGTAGTGAGAACAGCATTTGAACGGGAATTCAGCGCGCTGATCAGGTTTGCCAGAAACCCGTTTGCATCCCCATTATCCAGGATATTGATGCTGAGTTCGTTAGACACAAACTGTGCCAGGCATGAGGTAACAAATGTCCCCTGGCGCAGCGCTTTATTCACCTGCGTGGATGAAGCTTTACCGGAAAGAAAACCAGAGGCCAGGGCTGACAGTGCCTCATAGTCGGCCTGTGATAATACGTTTGCGCCACTGCCCGTGGCGAAGGGTTTAAAATCGTTAGTCGCCATTAAAATTGCTCTCCCCATGACCCGCGGTCAAAACCAGCGATATAGTCATTTTCGATATCAAAGCCAAAGAACTGATACCCGTCACTGACGGTTTCTATTTCACGAACACGAACCCCAGCGGCCTTTACCGTCATATAACCGTTCTGAATAGCCCACCACAGTTCGCTGTTAACCTGGTCAATCGGATTGATGTCGTAGCGTGACGGCACGTACCCTGGTGGCAATGCGATGAACGGCCCTTTATTAACGGCGCTATCCAGAATTAATCGGTCGATTTCGCTCATAGCTACTTCGGGGTCTCCGAGTATCCAGATAGAGATCGACATATCCAGGTTATCGACAATCGCCATACGAATCCCTGAACCCGCCAGAGCGGCATCAAGAATCGGAGGTAGAGAATCGTTCTGACCGTTCCAGTTGTTTATCGCCACCTTTACTTTGAGCATCAGCCGGTATATCTCATCACTGAGATCGATAAATCCATCGTCCGGGTCATAGGGCCCCTGCCAGACGCCCTGGTCCCATCCCACGCGCTCCGTATCCCACGAAAAATAAATCCCTGAGACAGGCGTTGTTACGCGACGAGAGCGCCCCACCCATTCGCCCACAGCATCCAGTTGCACGCCCACTGCAGTATCAATATCAAAATCAGCAATGAGGCCGCCGACAGCAGTCGAAACATCAGTGAGAGGCCTGGTAGAAAGGTCGATGTGCGCGAAGAATTTAGGTTTGCCGGCGTGGTAGTTAGTAATCCGATCGGTGTATTTGCTCATGGCACCACCAGATTGATATTGCTGACGGCGCAGGAGGCTGACTGGTCAAAAGCGATAACCACATTCGCCGCAGCTACGCTTCCGGATGACGTCCCGATCAGCAGTTCGGTTATATCGTAGTAACGAGCATTCCCTCCACTGACTACGCCCAGGTTTGCTGGCGAATACACGCGGCTCAGCAGCACACTGGCGCCAATCGCCAACGAGTTGATATAGGCAGCTACGGCTGCTTTTATCTCGTCACCCACCTGTGAGGTGTATCCAGTAAGAGGATCGATGGTAATTTTGACAAAAATCGGCACATCTACAGGGCGAGAAAATCCTACGCTGTGCGGGTTTCCGTATTTATCTGGAACAATAATCACCGTGCTGCCATACGGCGTAACACCCTGTCCTTTCACGCCACGAATGCTATTGGCTATGACCGTCGCATCACCACCCTCAACAATGGCTGCGATTGAATGTGGCGGCAGGCCATTTGCATCATGGTTATCTTTATCGTTCTCATACAGCGCGTGACGGGTTACGCCGCTGATGTTTGCTATCGCACCATCCACTGCTTCAAATGGTGTCAGCGACGGCAACGCAACGCTCTGTGACTGTCGTACGCGCAATTCCGCATCTTTTTCAGCGGCAACACCTACCGTGGCCGCCAGCGGGTTAGTCACTGAGGCCCACCCACGCGTCGGAGTGTTGATGCTGTTAACAGACCCTGCCACTGCAGCCACGGCGCCGGTACTGGCACAGGTTGCCGTAGCAACTACGGTTCCGTCGGTTCCGATTACTACGGTCGCCGGCAGGTTCCAGACCACACTATTTGTGTCCCGTACTGAGCCGTTGGTGATGGTTGTGCCGACTGTGCCGGTCAGTAGCAGATCGACCGTTGAATTTGTCGCTCCGCGTCGGGTAATGCCGTTAATTTTGACGTTGCTGGATAGTCCCGCCCCCATTCCCGTCGCTGGAGAAAAACTGTTGTACACGGCGATCGCCGTATTGTTAGCATCATGGATAGCCAGCGCCACCAGCGCCACCATCTGGCCATCTTTACTATCCGGATCGATATAGGCATCACTGCCGTATATCTGCTGGAAATAACCAGTAATGGTGTCCAGCACTGTTTGATAATCGGGCGCACTAATCCCCTCAGCGGTTACCGTTGCCGATAAGCCGAGTGTATCGAGGTCCAGGGCCATTACGCCTCCGAGGTTACTGTCGTTGTTCCATAGATGGTTTCCACCGTCGCGGTGAAGGTCACGCGCCGCGTACTGCCATTAACAATGGTGTTAAATTCAGTGAGTGATTTAACCCCGCGCGTTTCCAGAATGCGCTTGCGAATGGCGAGGTTGTAGGTATCGGGTTTTTGCTTCCCCAGCACGGACTGAATCCAAGGGGTACCTACTGTGGTATCGAGGAACCACTGACCGTACCAGAGCAAAAATCGCGTTTTAATGGCCTGCGCGACGGCCTCAGGAGAATTCACCAGCCAGGTATCATTGCCCTGGCCGAATGTATAGTCCCCATCATCGTCTTCTCTTCGATATCGCATTATTCAGGCTCCCCGGTGCTGTCGTTACCATGCTCAACCCCTCCATGCGTGTGCGTCATCAGGCTCTTATCGCCTGCTGTCACATCGTTGGTTACGGTGACCGGGCCGTGCATCGTAGCCGTGCCGCCGCTCTCGCCCATACCCTGCGACAGGTTGCCGTTAATCGTCACATTGCCGTTAAGGATGATTTCCGGGGCGTTAATTGTCGCATTGCCGGCGGTGGTGGCAGTGATATCCCCTCCGGCGGACACTTCAATGAATGCCGAACCATCATCGGTACGCAGTTGTGCGGACGTAGTGCTGATTCCGCTTATTTTCTTCGCCTGCGACTGTGGGCCCACGATACAGAATGCATCCGATAAATCGTGCATGCGCCCGTCTACCGGTTCCTGTATGCCCCCGTTCTGCCACCAGAAATCAATGCAGCGGTCGGCAAAGATAACCAGGCATTCATCACCAGCGCTGACAGGAAATGTCAGCGTACAGCCACCACCGCGGGGGAAGATGACAGGAACGTCCACCAGCAGCGGCAGGTTTACCGATACCTCGGCTCCTGAAGCGTCATGTTCGACACCTTTGATCGCTGGCTGAACTACCGCGGTTACCGCTTCGGGATCAAAAGACTGGATGATGCCGGGAATTGATACGCGCATCGCGGACATGATCGCCTGCGCCAGCTGCGCATCGGCCTGCTCTTTACTGCCGAGCTGGGAGTTTAGTGCTACGGGCATTTGGTTTACTCCGGGCATTAAAAAACCCGCTCAGTGGCGGGCGAGTTAGGCATTTGTATAACTAATGAAATTTTATTTATTGTGCTTTTCTATTAATTTACAGTCTTCATTCTTCAGATTAGATGAGGACTCCGCAACACCCTGCTTACACAGTTCAGATAGTTGCCTGACAGCCACCAGCGCATAATTGTACCCGTCTTCTTGAAGTAACCTTTTCATCACTTGGGCGGACATTTCTCCGGGCTGTTTCTCCAGCAAAACATCATTAATGGTAGCGACGCCAGCCTCGGAAACGATCGCGCTTCTTGTGTAAGGGTTAGACTTTAATTCGGGGTTATCCCTGAAGAAATCATCAAGAGACTGAGAGAGGCATGGAAAAGAGATAAAGCACAAGACACTAACCAATAACTTCATGACTTAATCCTCAGGGAAAAACACATCAACATTAACGGAGCCTGTGCATTTCGTTAGTACAGGCTCGGCTCTTGGTGAGTTGTCAGCGTCTAAATACTGATTCAGAAGCGTAATGGCTTTCGAGGAACTATTGAAAATGAAAGTCTTAAGGTAATGCATCCCGCCGTTTCTACCCCAATGCTCAACTGTCAAAAGGGTGGCATCAGGATCATCGCCATACGTTTTTTTCATAAAGTGAGGACTAGTTAATAGTTCATCACCTCTCGTAACAACGTATCCAGTAGCCCCCCAATAAATTGTGTAATTATCTTTACCACAATCCATTTTCATGGGCTCGTAATCTGCTGCCGCAACCTTAAATGCACTAAAAGACAACGCTAGTAAGCAAATGGCTATTCTTGCAATCTTATTCACAATACGTGGTTCCCGTCCCTGTGGTGTGACATTGACTTGTTTTGGTGCCGCCTGAGTCCTGCCGTTTAATATAGGTAGTTCCTGTACCTGTCTGATATGATTCGGTTTTTACGGCATTACCTGCGCTGTCCGTACCGGTGCAGTATGTGGTCCCGGTGTTGGTCGTCGTACACTCAACGCCAGCCGAGACTGAGCAGGCGACTACGACCAAGGAAAGCAACACCCATCTAAGCATCTAGCGCCCCACCAACTTTAGCTATAACATCCGGATTGAGTAAGCTTTTACTCCCCTTCGCAAGGCACAACAGATCCATATACCATGCCTGTCCGCGAGTATCGCCAGTATAGTCAATACTGCCGACAATGTAATCACCGTCCGTATTGATGCTGTAGGGTTGGGCAGGGAGTCCGTCCACATAAAGATTCCCATCGACCTCGGTTTCGCTCAGGCGACCCGGCGCTCGTCCAATCTGGTCGCTGCCAAGAGCCACACGGTACACCGACGCCTGATCCAGCCGGATAAGACCGCCAAGCTTAATGTTCGGGTTTATCAAGCAGCGGACGTTAACGCCTGCGCCCATTGTCTGCTGAGGCATGCCAATCAGTCCGGTATCGGCGTTGAGTACGATCGCCTCCTGGATATACTTATCTTCAGGAAGGATATGCACCTGGTTGTTTTCATACCACCAACTGGCTTTACACTGCCCCGCCAGGCTGTACATCAGGCGTCCGGCGTTCTGGTAGATAGTGCGCCCGCGCGGGAAGACTGTTGAACCAAAGTCCGGTCTACTCCCTTCGGATATGCCATACGGCCGTAGTGATTGCATGCCCATATCAAACAGGTCTGCATGCTTCCAGCCAGCCGCTACAGTCGTTTTTACGCTGGCGTTCAGGTGCCCCTCCCAGCCGTCGATACACTGGATAAGAACCCAGCTATCTGTAACGTTTTCTTTCCCTGTGATGGTAAAGCGAATATCACCATTAAAAATGATACCGATATTTTTATCCGGGTACTCTCCGCTATCGTCAGGAGCGCCGTTATAACCGGCGATAACCCTTATACGGGTAAATTCCTTTCCCATTATTCGGTTCTGGGTTTCGGGTGCCAGATTATAAATTTTGAAGTTACCCACAAAGCCGTTAAATATCGTGGCAGGCATCTTCTGGATGTTGAACGTCACCTTAAAATCTGACAGCGAAATCCCGTCACCTTTATCATCGATAAGCTGCAGCTCGAAGTGCCGCATCCAGTTTTGTGACATGATCACTCCGTTACCACGTAGAGATGGCTTTTGATTCCGAGGTCTGTTTCCGTAGGATTGTCGTTTGCCAGGTCGTCACAGACAACGTAGAGCGAAAACCCCAGACTCATATAATGATACCGCTCCAGCAGATCAGCGCCGGTGATCAGGGGTATGCCCTTAATCAGGTCGGCACCGCTGCTGTCCATGATATCGAGGCACCAGAACGCGGAACGCCAGGTAACGGCCATTTGAAAGCTTTGGCCAGCCAGCGCAATAGCGAACTGTTGATTGTCTGGCGACAGCGGGATTTCTGAGACAGCCATTTAACCCCCTGATACAAATCCGATAAATTGGCTTAATAAGGACTCATTTTTTGGAGTTGGCGTTTTTACCCCCGAGTTTTGTACTGCTGAGGTATTGGCGCCCTCTTTCATGTTTTCCTTTGCGGCCACGCTGACCGTCTGCGTCTGGGTGGTGATAACCTCCCTAAGCGTAACGGTTGCCATAAGCACATTTTCACTGGTGCGATCGGTAGTCACATCCAGCGTTCGGATCACCATGTTGGTATACAGCCGCTTGCCAGTGGTCACGTCGATGAGCTGTCTTTCCTGCTGCATTTTAAGCAGCTCTGCGTAAACCTCTTTCGGCCCCATGCTGTTAAGGGGCGTTGATAACCCGATGTTGCGGGTATCGTAGAAATCAAGCAGTGAGCCACCACCAGCAAAGCCAATCTCCATCACGACTTCAGAGGGCCGGCGGTAAGCATGGTCGGAAATAAAGCCTGTCCCGGCGTTAGTTGCCCTCTCCACCGGGTGCTCGGTTATTTCCAGCGCATCACTATGCCGTTCGGTAACAACCACGTCGGGGATCATCAGACCTATTCGCCTGGTCTGCTGCTGAAAGAGCGTAGAGAGAATATCCATCAGCTCGGCCCTCTCGCCAGTTGCTGGGTTGAGCGGGCATTAACATTCGCCTGATTATCAGCAACGATTTTGCCGGCTTCCCGCGGGTCACTGACGCCGGAGATGTTGATAACTGTACTCTGGTTCAGCGTCGCTCCTGCCGCCTGATACGCCATCGGGCTGCGCCAGTTTGAATAGCCCTCCTTACGGGCCATTGACTGCATCAGCGCCCCCATCGTATTCGGGTCTGACAGATTAAGCGCTGCCGTAGGAGATACGCCCATCCATCCTGCGACCTGCCTGGCATACTGCTGCGGGTCGTTATTGTCTCCAGCCGGCGCCCAGGTGCTGACGATATCCATAATGGACTGCAGGCGGCGACCGGTCGTTTTCCCTGTGAAGTAACGCATCAGCTGGTTTTTCATGGCGGTCCAGCCGCGTAGAGCATTCTCGAAGGTACGGAAGCCACCACCGCCCACGGGACGGATGTTGCCGGGGTTGTTGTTGCGATCAGCCAGCGTATTGCCAGTCCCGCCAGGAATATCCGGCTGGATATTTGCGCCATGAACAATGCTCGTCTGGGTCTCTCCTTCGCCGGATGCTGGCGTCTTGCCTTGTTGCCATATTGCGATACCCAGGCGCTTTACTTCGCTCCAGTTTCCGTCGTTGATGGCATTCAGCAGGTCGCCGATCATGCTCAGCATCTTGCTGAACTCGCCCATTTGCATGATGAAGTTATCGAAGTCCCATTTCAGCGACCAGGATTTCGGGTCTATGCCCAGCAACTTCGAGATTGAGTTAGTGAGGTCAGAAACCGTATTACGCAGCGACTTAATGAACTTCTCGGCGTTGTCGATCTCCGTCTTCCACTTACCCCAGTCAACCAGGCTTTTCCCACCCTCCTTCCAGGTCTGGTAGTCCTCCCAAAGCAACGCTACAGCAGCGGCCAGACCGAGAACCCACGTAATCGGCGATGCGAGCATTGCGCGGTTCAGCAGCCACCACGCGGCGGTAAGCGCCCCAAGCAGCTCTATCAGCGCCTGCGACTGCTTATCCAGAGAATCCCACCAGTCACTGATACCCTGGCCTAGTTGAATGAGACGGTAAATTACGCGCCCCACCATTTCGCCGGCCCAGAGGATACCCTTAACCGTCGCTGTGATTGCCCCTTCGATTTTTGGGAAGTTATCCAGGATCTGGCGACGCAGCCGGTCCAGTGACCCGGCCAGACCATCGGCCAGGTTAGAGCCGATTTTGTCGCGTGCCATGCCGGCCATTTCACCGAACGAGCGCAGCGACGTCATGAACTTGTTTGAGCTGACGGCGGCCACATCGGCGTTATAGCCGATCGCCTTCGCCATTGCGTTATATTCGGCGCTGAACTGGCCGATACCGCGACGCATAGCCATCAGGGTATTTTCATCAATACCCAGCATCTGCGCGTACTGATTAGCGCGATAGTAAGGCATGCTGCTGAGACGCTGGCCGACGCCGGTAAAGATCGTCGCCATATCCCGCATATTGCCTTTAGCATCGCGGGTCTGAACGCCCAGGCGATTCAGGAACCCCTCGGCGCCGGGGTTATTACGCACGAACCGTGACAGGTTTTCCAGTGAGCCGCGGGCGGCGTCCACACTACCGCCCATCTGACTGACTGCATAACCTATCTGTTTGATGCCCTGGACCGTTGCGCCGGTGCGCTGAGAGGCCCAATACAGATTATCAAGGCTGCTGGCGATTTTGGCGGTAAACGCCACCACGGACGCGGCGGCCAGCTCTACTTTGGTTCCCAGCTCGATAGCCTTCAGCGTCGTCCCGGCAATCACAGCATCAAACTTTCTGGCGCCGGCCTCGTCCACTTTAAACCCCAGCGAGATCAGAAAGTCCTTGAGCGTTTCAGCGTTCATTGTCCTCTCTCCATTTCGCTATGCGGTAATCGTTATCGGCTTTGAGATCCAGCCAGTCATTCATGCGGGAAATGTCGGCCAGGTCGACTGACCCGTCCTTCAGCGCGGTATAAGGGATGTACCCGGCAGCCACCGGGCGCATCAGTAAGTCTTCGCCTTCCGGCAGTGATTCCAGCGTCAGACCTGCGGCTGCTGGCCCTCCGGCGGACTGGCGGGAAGTTCTTTCAAAAAATTTCCCAGGCTGTCGGCGACCACCCGCGCCACCAGCTGCAGCATCGTGAACAGGTCGATATCGTCGAACATCAGCACGCCCTGCTCGAACACCTTCACCCAGCCCTTTTCGTGCTGGCGGGAAACAACGCCCAGGCACGGATAAATCACCGCGTTAACGTCGTCATCCGGCAATGCCGCCAGCGTGTCGGCGATTTTCGGCAACACACTTTCCACTACAGCACCAGAGTTCCCGGCAACAGCCTGTGCCTTCAGCGTTGAAAACTCACTAACCAGCCCGGCCAGCACCGGCAGAAGTTTACGGCTGACCTTCAACTGCTGGAAAACATCGAGTTTGGCGGATCGGTAGTTAACGCCTTTGATTTGAAATTCCATCTGTTAAAACTCCCCCAGCAGCTGGTCGATTTTGATGCAGTCGAATACCCACGGCACCGTATTGCCGACCTTGGCGTTGGCGTGATCCGGTTGCTTCTGGAACGCGCACCCGCGGGCGGTAGTGATATCGCCAGAGGCGTTGTTGCGAATGACGATCACATTATTGCCCCAGGTGGCGGAGGACTGACTCTGAGCGTTGTACATCAGGGACAGCTTTTTGTTTACCGGAGAAGTTTTCAGCAGGGTAACGGTAATCGTCCCGCTCTTGCCGGCGTGCAGACTTTGCATACCCTCACCATCGGCACCGATGGTCATGGTGTTTTTTGCCTCGGTCATCGCAACCGTAATGCCCTCTTCGGAGTTCGCCGAGCCATAGCCCAGATCGATATTTCCGGTTGGACCGGTAAGGGAGGCCGAGACGTCAATAAAACTGTAAGTGTTTCCCATTTAATCCCCCTTAACGAACCACGTTGATCTGTACGTCGCCATAGTGAATGGCGCCCGCCAGCTTAAGCGCTGCCTGAATCACCGGCGACTTACGCGCTTCACGGTCAGACTGCGCCTGGCTGGATACCGCATCGGCGTAGACGTAGTATCCCTTCGTCAGCGTGTCGCCGGACTGAATCTGTCCAATCGGGCCGCCGTTCCACACACCAGGCGCCACCAGACCGTTATTAACCGCCTGGTCGAGTGAGGCTTCGACGTTGGTCATTAACCGGGTAACGCCGGCGTCGGTCTGCGGAATTTTGGTAGTCGAGGTGTACAGCAAGTTATAGAGGTTGGTCTGAACGTAGTTCTGCAGCCAGTCCAGGCCGTGGCGCTCGTCGAAGAAGTCACCGTTCGCCATCACGCCTTGCTGGATAATCGCCGTATCGTTGGCGTAGTAGACGTAGACGTTACCGTTAATGGCATCAATGGCGGCGGCCTGTGCGGTTGTCAGCGTCTCGTACGTCACGCCAGGCTCGGTTTTGAACTTCAGGGTGATCGTGGTGTTGTTGCCGGTGAAATTCACCGTGAACGCACGACCAAAGGCCGAGATAGCGGCGTATTTGCTGCTGGAGCTGAACTGCCAGAAGGTACGTCCATAACCCGCGACTTTGAGCTTGTAACCGATATTGCCGGTATTTCCGGCCACCAGCACATTCACATCATCAGTAGTAACGGCCAGAATGCGGCTAATGCTGGATGCCTCGATCGCCGCGGCGACGGAAATCACGTCAGCCTCAACCAGCTCGGCACTGTCAGCAATCGCCAGCCCGTACCAGTTGGTATATTGCAGAGAGGCATTAACCGCCTGCAGCAGTGTTTCACCCCCTGTCTCCGCTTTCCCCCAGCGCCCGATATAGACCAGCGTTGGTTTTGGTGACTGTGAAAAGAAGATGGTCGCCGCTTCGTATTCCGGGGAGTCAACGCCAAAATCATCGCCGATAT